GTTTCCCAGTCACGATCGTGTGCCATACCACCCATAGGCCCACCTAACGCTGTGCCTAGTGTAGGAGCTACCGATCCTACTAAATTTTTAAGTAATGCTTTCATATTAATTATCCCAAGTATAAATATTAAGAGGTTCTTTTTTGCCTTTAACTTTTATCGGCTGAAGTGATTTTAACCTATATTCTGATTTTATTGCAGTATTGTGACCAATTAATACATCTACTCCAGCTTCTTTAGTTCCAGATTCAAGTCTGGCTGCTACGTTACATGGATCACCAATAAGACTAAATGCAAATCTATCTGTTGCCCCAAAGTTACCAGCTATACAAACACCTGAGTTTACACCTATGCCAATAGCTATCTCTGGTATGCCTTCTTCAACAAACTTTTGATTAAGTTCTTTTATATTGTTTTGTATTTCTTGAGCAGCTGCTAATGCAAGATTATGATGATCTGGTTGAGGTATTATTGTATTAAAATGAAACATTCCAGCATCGCCAATAAATTTATCCGTAACGCCTGAGAATTTATTTACAGCCTTTACTTGTGCGTCTAGTACAGAATTCATTATGTAAGTAACCATTTCTGGCTCTACTGATTCTGACAAACTTGTGAACCCCCGTAAATCTGTAAAGATGATTGAGCAATCAACTCTTTTGCCATTGACCTGACAAAGTTCTGGGTTAGCTTGCAACTTTTTCACCATACGTGGATCTAAATACTTACCAAACTGTTGTTTTATAAGTTGTCTAAGTTTGTATTGTTCTCTAAACTTTAAATAGAAAGCTGTAGTAGCTGTTATAAATTGTGATATTAGTGTCCAGGTAACATCAATTAAAATACCTTGTTGCGCTGTCCAATAGCCATAAATCCCTGTAGAAGCCATTATTATAAAAACGCTAGATATACCTAAAGTAATTCCAAGAAGGTTTAACACCACCCATATAAGGACAATAGAAATAGACAATAATAATAACTCTACTGCCAAAGCGTAATCAGGTATGTATGGACTGTCCTGTATTAATATTGACTCTGCAAGAGCAGCTTGTATCTTGTGTGGTTCAAGCAAACCAGCTGGTGTAGAGATTTGTGGCATAACACCATTCGCTGTAACCCCAACAATAACAAATTTATCTTTTACATTCATTTCTTGTAACGTGGTGGAAGGGGTATTCACGAAACTTATCCACTTACGCCCTAAACTGTCTGTTTTAACCGTTGGAAGCCCTTTTACCCGTATTTCTTGTATACCATTATCATTTGTATTTATAACGTAGGTATCAGCACCAGCTAATACCTTTAATATTTGTGTACCGAAGGCTGGTGTCCAACCATCGGGTGTACGCATTAACAAAGGTAATCTTCTTGTAAGACCATCTACATCAACAGGTGCTGATGATATGCCTTGATAAGCACTATTTTTTAAAATTCCAATGTTTTGTGTAGAGCCTTGCAACATTACCCCACCTTTATCATCACCTAAGATAACTGTGCCTGTAGTTTGTGGGTATTGCTGATTGTTAGTTTCAAACATAGCAATAACACTTGGATAAAGTTTTAATGCGCTGGCAAATGCTTCATCACCACCAAAACGATCTGGTTCACTAAATGCTATAACGTAGCCAACGCCCATAGCACCACGATGTAATAGATTCATGTGTATTTCTGCTAATCGCTGACGAGGAAAGGGCCAACCACCTTCTTGTTGTACGTCTTGTTCTGTAATATCTAGCGTTACAAATAAATCAGATGTAGGTTGTTCTTTAACCCAAGCATCAAATACTTTTAGTTTAAGTATTTCTAAGGGTGCAAGTTGATATGCAAGAGGTAGGGTAAGTAATGCCAATAAACCTAATAACTGTAACTTTTTCATCCCGAACCTTGCTTGATTATTATTGTTGTTGACGAACCGCCATTAATTTTAACTGTGTTAGTCACACCGTCTTGCATTAATATAACAGTATAACTCCCTGATCCGTCTAAATTTAATTTTGCACTTTGGCTAACTGTCCTAGTAAGACTAATATTTTGACCTGATACTATGGTTGTTATTTGTGTATCTTTGTCTTGACCTATTTCTGTACCAACAATACGAATACCTACCCCACCTTGTTTAAGGGCATCTTCTTCTTTAGATATAGCCAAAGCATCTAGTACGTTAAGTAAATCTTCTAAGAAGTTTACATCTAAATAGTTTATATCCAGTTCTGTAAACTCTAGCTCTTCTTCTGCATCTAAAAAATCTTCGTTCAGATAATCTATATCTAAGTCGTTAAAATCTAAATAGTCAGCAGATGCTTGTGTTTGTGTTTCTTCCAGTTGTTGTTCTACTTCTTGCGGTGGATTGACTATCAACATATTATCAATTAAATCTAGCGATATATCTAAGGTGACTGGCTTGGTAGGATTGTTTTCAAACACAGACACCGTAGTTGCCTGGTAGGGTTTGTTCAAAGTCACACTACCCATAGCTGTAGCTACAATTATTTCACCACTAGATATACCATTTTCATCGGGTAGCAGTATGACTAAAGATCTACCTAACTCGTCTACCGTACAAGTAAAGTCCGTACCTCTTATCGCTATATTAGCTGTAGGTGTACGTATTGATATATTGCTTTTGTTGTTAAATTTACCTGTAATAAAACGTGCTGTACCACTAGCAAACTTGAGAGCCATTTTAGATTTAGACGGATCGGGATCGTAGATGTATTCGTCTATAACCAGTTTAGAGTGTTCGGTTAATTTAACTGTAGAGTCGTCTTCAAAGGTTATAGCAACTCTGCCCGCTTCTGTGCGGACATCATCCATTTGTTGAATGTTAAATTGAAGTTCAGCTCCGTAAGCCTTGTCTCTGAGAACTTGTGCGTTACCTCTAACTTCTGAGATAGAGCCTATCTCAACAGACGAAGCTAGTAGTTGCGTCTGACTGAGTAACACAGACAGTACCGCTAGAGCCAGCAGATGTAATCTTGAGCCAGTCATTATCAGATGTAGATTCCTGATCTATGTTAAAAGTTCTGCTTCCTCCAACGTGAGTAAGGTGAAAGTATCCACCAGCATACCCATCGCCATCATAAGTAACAATATTGTCGTTACCATCAATATTCATATAGTTAGTAGCACCATCAACATCTATAGATGCGGTAATGTTGTTGGTATCACCTTGAATAGTCCAATCTAAATCTAAGTTTGCTGCTAGTGCAGTCATGGCGTGATTAAGAGTCATGGTGTTTGTGTTGCCCGTAACTTGTACGTTTACGTTAGAACCATCAGCTCCAGTCGCGTTAGTTTCATCTGTAGACATATTAAAGGTGTTGGTATCACCGATAAATGAAAAGTAACCTGTGTAGTTATCCGCCCAGATATCTCCTAAGAATTTATTTGTGTTACCTTTTTGCAAAATGTCTAGCGTCATAGTTCCGCCATCAATATCTAATGCAGTCATAGAACCAGCTGAAGCATCAGCACCACCAATGATGTTGCCACTACCTCCAACTTGTTCTATATCTAAGTTAGATGTAGCACCTGATTGATCTATAAATATCTCATTGTCCGCTGCATAAATATTAAGCGATATAAGTAACAGTAATAGCTTTAATTTATTCATTTAGTTTCCAATACCCAGATTCGTGACCTTCGTTAATTGTTTGCAATACCGCAGTTTCAATCGCTGCTTGTAATGCAATGTTTATAGACTCATTTTCCACTATACCGCTTTCAATTTCAACTAATTCAGTGTTGTTTGCATAGAACCTAAATACATCAGAAGATACGGATGCACTAAGAACAGTCTTTGTGACCAATACCTCTAATAATATTTTTCCTGTACTAACTGAAACTGTGCGTAAAGATATGGTAACTGAGTCTTGTCTGTATTCTTTTGATAATCCAATACCTAAATATCTTGCTCCCGCACCACCTGATTTTATATTAGTTTCATAACCTATAACACCGCCCTCCATAAGAAGGCCCGCAAATAATAATGGTTTGAGCTTTTGTTTTTCTTCAAAGTTTTCTCTAGTTGTACGTATGATCTGACGTTCTTTAGTTAAGTTGTCTAAACCTGTGCGTTCTACCACATCAAAGAAGTTAGAGTGTTTTAATGCTCTTATTAGATATGCGTCTGGTGATTGTGTGATAGCGGTACTGAAACTAGCGTACTGACTGTTGGATCTACGTTGCCCTGTGTGGATCGTGACTGGGAAAC